GGAAAATAATCCATTATCTGTTAGAATGTTTCAAGCAGCAAAATCTACACTAAACAAAATTAATAAGATACATTGTCTAGAGACTTTTCTCTATTCACACTATCTTGGTTTGGCAGGTCGAGTAGATTGCATTGCTGAATTCAATGGCGAGTTAGCAGTAATCGATTTTAAAACGTCCACTAAAGAAAAGCAGGAATCATACATCGAGAACTATTTTGTTCAAGAAACTGCATACGCAGCGATGTTCCTAGAACGTTCTGGAATTGAGGTTAAGAAAATTGTCACACTTATCGCCACTGAAGAAGGATCTATTCAAGTATTTGAGAAGTACAATCTTGATGACTATTTACAGTTACTTAAATCCTATATCGAAGAATTTGTTAGGGGAAGAAATGCCTAAAGAACAACTTGAGGATAAATTCCTTACACCTACTAAATTCTCACAAGAGATAGAAAGGTTAGTTAAAAAAAGTAATGGTCTCATTACATACATCGAAGCAGTAGTTACATACTGTCAAGAGAATGAGATCGAAGTAGAGACAGTTCCTAAACTGATTTCTAAACCATTGAAAGAACGTCTGCGTCATGAGGCACAGCGTTTAAATTATATGAAAGCATCATCCAAAGGAGTCTTGCCATTGTGACTGGATTTGAAGTGTATAAAATGTATCTTTCACTCAAACAACACTTCACTAAACCAGATTATGATTACTACAAATATAATGGAAAGGTACGTGCAAATGAAAAATCATTTGAACAAAGACAAGACCGTTATTTCTTTAAGAAATTAGCAACAAAGCATACAGGAAACAAACTCTTACATTATTTCGTTGCTAATTTTGTAAACAATCCTAAGGGTTATCTCAGATCTTTTAGTGAGGATACCTATAATAAATGGAAAATACATCAAGAGTCTTTCACTTATAAATTTAAACAAGATGTAAATCTTTTACTTGATGATAATCAGTTTCCATATTCAATAGAATTTGAAAGACTATTCAGTGTATCCTCTGGTCAACATCCAAAACTTATGAGATATTATCTCTCTGGGGATGTATCATTAGAAACATTAGTTGTCTTTGAAACATGTTTAGGATTTGTCAAAAATTTTGATAAAACTTTAACAGATCCAATTTGGAAGGATACAAGAATGAAAGTGATTAAATATAAACCATTTTTAAAACTGAATTGTCAAGAGTATAAATCTATAATTTTAGATACAATCAAAACAAAGTTATGAGTTTTTTTAAATCAGAACAAGTTCAACAAGACTTACAATCAATCTTCTCTTATTATCAAGAGATAGCATCAGACACATCACGTCTAGGTATAATGGATAGAGAGGAAAAATTAGGACACATTCAAGATTGTAAGAATCTTATTGACAAACAAAAAACATTTTATACAAGATTGTGTCTAGCATCTTCAGAAGATCCAGAAGCATCTGATATGAAAGAAAGGATTAATGCATTGACTAATGCGTTTGGATATGATGACTTAATAGAGTGTATGAATGCAATGGTTGCTACACTAGAAGCAGCAGCAATGAGAGAGGACTTATGAAAATTAATATTATATCTGACGCACTCAAGGTAGAATTAAAAGATCTTATCAATGAGGTTCTAGATGAGAGAGAACATCAAAAGAAACTAGACGGTCCTTATGACTTTCCAGAAGATACTGATTGGCAACCAGAAGATGATGGTCTTGATTACGAAGTAAACTACTATGGATAAGAAGTTAAAAGATTTCATAGAGAAATGGAAAAAGCGATTGCGTTTTCCTAAACTTCCTCCACCTCCAACTTGCCCCGCATAAATTATGGAATTCATTAGGTCGTATGAGAACACTCTAAGTGATGAGTTGTTATCAAATTTAATTATGTTAGCGACCAACCAAGTAACTTGGAAATCAAATCGTCATAACAATCGCACTGACAAACAGATGGCGATTGAACCATTCTGGCCAGACCTAGCATCTGAGATTAATCATAGTTTACTTAGATGTTTTGATTCGTACCTTGAAGAGTTTCCTTATTTGAAAGAACTAGGAGAGGATTGGATGAGTGGACATATTATTTTACAACAAACAAATCCTACTGAAGGTTATCATGCTTTCCATGCAGAGAACACTCAATGGAATAATGCAGTAAGGACTATAGCATGGATGATATATTTGAATGATGTTGAAGAGGGAGGAGAGACTGAATTTTTATATCAAAAGATGAGAATTAAACCTACCAAAAATACTTGTTTACTTTGGCCAGGTTCTTTTACACATTTACACAGGGGTTTACCTCCTCTAAGTGGTAGTAAATTCATACTCACTGGATGGTATACCCCTTTGTCAGGATCTAGTCACTTTAGATTTGGATCGTGATCTTGACAACACCTATATAATATGCTACGATTATACAGTAGTATCAAACCAAATACACTAAAACGGAGAATACAATTATGTCTTTCGCATCACTTAAAAAAGCATCTAGCACAGGTAATACTTTTGCTAGGTTGACTAAAGAGATCGAAAAACTCAACCAACCTACTCAAGGAAACACTGGTGCTGATGAGCGTCTTTGGAAACCTGAGTTAGATAAATCAGGTAACGGTTATGCTGTTATCAGATTCCTTCCTGCTCCTGATGGAGAGGATTTACCTTTTGCTAAGGTCTGGTCACATGCCTTCAAAGGTCCTGGTGGTCAATGGTATATCGAAAACTCATTGACAACACTTGGTAAACAAGACCCTGTTTCAGAATACAATACTGAACTCTGGAACGCTGCGGGTGAAGGTTCTTCTGAACGTGCACAAGCAAGAGCACAGAAAAGAAAACTTTCTTACTACTCTAACATCTATGTTGTGAGTGATCCTGCACACCCTGAGAACGAGGGTAAGGTCTTCTTATACAAATACGGTAAAAAGATTTTTGATAAACTCGTTGAAGCAATGCAACCTGCATTTGCAGACGAGACACCTATCGATCCTTTCAACTTCTGGAAGGGTGCAGACTTCAAGTTGAAGATCCGCAAGGTCGATGGTTACTGGAACTATGACAAGTCTGAATTTGCCACACCTCATACACTAGGTGACTATGACGATGCTCGTCTAGAACAAATTTGGAAAGAGGGATACTCTCTTGCTGAATTTGAGAATCCTAAGAACTTCAAGTCTTATGATCAACTCAAGGCACGTCTTAGTTTAGTTCTTGGTAACACTGTTTCTGCCCCACGTCCTGATGAATCTTTTGAAGATGTTAAACCTGCTCCTCAAGAGTGGGCATCTGAAGTAAAAGATTTCCGTGAGAAAGCAGTTGCCTCTGCCCCTGCTGAGGATGACGTAGAACTTTCTTACTTCGCAAAACTTGCTGAAGAGGACTAGACAGTTTATAAACTGGCACAAGGAGGGTTGTAAAGACCCTCCTTTTCTAGTATAATTAAAACATACAAAAGGATACACTATGAAAACCGCCCTTGCTGCAATTATGTTACTTACCGCAGTTCCTGCAAATGCTTTTGAAAGCATTGGAGACAGAAGTAATCGTCAAGCGTATGAGTCCGTCGGAGGATATGCATACGAACATAATTGTTATCGTTATGAATATCGAGAAGAGTACGTTCCTGGCACATCTAGGTCGCCTGGTTACGTTAGATCTTACAGAGAAAAGATAGCAGTTCCTTGCTACTATAATGGTGGCGGTGGTAATGCTTCAAGAATCTACAGAACTCCATCACCTGATGGTAATGAGTGTAGTGAAGGAGCAATCCTTGGAGGAATCCTAGGAGGAGGTGCAGGTGCAGCACTATCACAAGGAGACGGTCGTTGGTGGGCAATACCTTTGGGAATTGTCGGTGGATCTATGATTGGTTGTGATATCGATGGAGGATAATGGTAAACCTACTTAGAGAGTTTCCTCTTACAGATTTAGGAGATTCTATGTCAGAAGAAAAAATCAAAAAAGTAGCATACACTAAACAAGAAGTTGATGTTATGATTGCTTTCGCTGTTGAAAAAGCAGTTGATGAAGCAAAACGGATTGACGAAGAGTCAATGCGTAAACATAACCGTGACGCTACAGTTATCAGTATGATATTGGGATTTACTACACTGGCATTATTTGTAGATGGTTTACTTAGAATGCTTGGTATCATTCCACCATTCATGCATCTTGATGTTAATATTTTAGATAAAATAGAAACTGATATCATAGATAGAATTAAACAAGTTCCCATTCAAAGGATATTTAAACGATGAATAACATTGGATTAGAGGTCGTCTTTTGGACATCATTATCAGTTTATTTACTAGCAAAATTTGGAGTCTTTAAAAAGAAATGAATGACGTATCGGTCATAATATATTTGATTCTATTTGTCATGCTATTTGCAGCAACCTTTGCATACATGTTTAGGTTGATGGGTTCTACATTGGATTCTTTTAACAAGGCATCAATTGGACATCCTGAGTTGCAAGGTGTAAAACCTGGTGATGAACTCTTAGGAGTTAAGTTCAAAGGATATGAAGAACTATCACTAGATGAAGTAGAAACATATCCAGTGGTCAGTGCACAGAGAGATCATGAATCTATAGAACTCTATCGTGATTTACAAGATCGTATCGATGAACTTGATGATGAAGACGAGGGAGATGGCGACATCCCTGCTAAACCGTACGTCGGATCTGGAATCTGAAATTGACTTTTAATTCCCAGATAACCGCAAAAAAATTTCCGCCAAAAATTTGACCCCTTTAGATTTTATGAGTGACATACATTTTAAAAAACACCGAGTGTTCCGAGAAACAGACGGTGTTATTTTTTATGACATATCGGTAGAAGAATCTAACGCTTCTGACTTAGTTGTTCATGAAGGTCCTGCTCAATCTCCTCCACCTGATTGTGTAGGAGGAAAACAATTCTACATACATTCTTTTCAAGATGATTACAACAGAGTTGTATCAGGCACAAGAATGTTTGAACTAGTTAATTATGATTGGAGATTTCCATATCATATAGTGCACCTTGATGTGCATAGTGGTGCGTTGATTATACCTCGTGGCACATTTCATAGATCACAATCAGGAGAACATGGATCTATTGTGGTCAATCAAGCAAAGAGATATGATGGATTTGATGCTAGTGCAGAGTTCTATCCTGTATCTTGTGCAGAGAACGTTCAACTATATAATGTATTAAAGAATGAGAAACCAGTAATTCATCGCTTAGGAGAATGACTCAAAGTTATCACATTTACTTTCAAAAAGAATGCCTCTTTAAAAATTTGAATTTAGAGGAGTTTACTTTAATATGGGAAAAACTTTATACTTCATATTGGAAAGATGACATAACATATTCTGTATGTTATAATGAAGTATATGAAGACGCTTCCTTTTAATTATGATTCCATTTTTACTTACTAGTGCAGCATTTCTCAACTTTGCATTTTACATTTATGCAATTGGATTTGTAGTTGCACTCGCCTTAGAGCAGTATCTCAAGGTTAGACCCCTGTCTGTTGACTCGTCGATGAATGAGAGAAATAATTATATCGTGCAGACTAATAGAAAATATTGTTGGAGACAAGCATGGACAGTAAATCTTCTTTGGTTCCTATGTAACATAGGATTGTTTGTTATATCAAGGAACATGCAAACACCTCAAGATACTTTCTGGAACGGAATATGAAGAAGGAATCAAAAGAAAGAGAGTATGCTAAGGATAGAATGGAATACTTCAGAGAGTTCCATCGAGTCATTGCACCAGTAGTTGTAATGAAAGTGGAGGGTAAAGATGAATAAAATTTATGCAACTTGTCTTATTGGTGCAGTAGCATGGTGCACTGCAGCACAAGCATGTAGTCCTCGTTTGGATGGGGGAGAAACTTATTGTCCTCCTTTTGATGAACCTC